AACTCATTGCGATGCTAAGGGTATACCATGCATTAGCAATGAGAAGTGGAATGTGTTTATCACACAATATACTATCAATGAAATCAGAGAAGCACTAGCAGAGTATATCACTAGCAACAACATTCCTTTTCCTATTAAAGATATTCCCACAACTGATATGGAAGAAAACTTCCTACGTTTGTGTAGAACATCAATGATGGGCGAGTACAAAGACTTTGATACTGTACAAGAAAAGTTTGTTTACAAATATACATATGACGCAAATCCATTAGGAGTCATTGATAAAGGTCACGTTTACAACAAGTGCGCTGATTACTTTCAACAAGAAAATCGCATGAAGTGCGGTAGTACACAAGTTGATAGTCCCTGGGATATTTGGAATACTAAGTCAAAGTTATCAAAGATGAATTGGCATTTTTGGCGTGGTGGCACATTAGGCAACAGTGATATCGGCCCTGCAACGTTTCGCAGTGCATTTCGTTTAGGAACATATACTGCTACGCAGTTTAAGCCTAGCGTAGCAAAAGCATTGTATGAAAAGCATCAGGCTATGAACGTACTTGATACAAGTTGTGGATGGGGAGATAGACTTGCTGGTTTCTATGCTACACCCAACACACGAATTTATGTAGGGTGTGATCCTAATCCTGATACGTTTGCCGTATATAAACAGCAATGTATTGAGTATGAACGTTTATTAGGTGGTAAAGCCGTTATCGTAGAGGATGTCAACTATTTTAGTTGTACAGGCGTTAAACATGTAGAGATATGGAATCTACCTAGTGAAGACGTTGATTGGAAGTTGTATGAGAATACGTTTGACTTTTACTTTACATCACCTCCTTACTTTGAAACTGAAAAGTATGCAGAGACAACTAACAAGGTAGATCAACAATCTTGGAAGCGTTATCCTGATTACCAATCGTGGAAGAATGATTTCTTCTTTAAGGTAAATCGAATGGTATGGGATACATTACGAGAAAATGCATATATGATGATTAATATTATTCCACCTTTGCGAGTTCGTGCTAAAACAAATTTATGTGATGAAATGGTTGATGACATACTAACTTATCCCAACGCTAACTATTTGGGTAAGATTGGTATGCGATTACAAGCAAGACCGCATCGAATCAAGACTGGTGGCAAGAATGGAATCTTTATAGAACCTATATGGGTTTTTAGAAAAAACAACTCAACTTACCCAAAATCTATTAGTTTTACTGATTTCTTTAAATAAGGACTTGACTTTTAATCCAAGACTAAATATAGTTATGAACATGACAGAAACAGAAACTAAAAAAATCGTATATGGTCTGCTATTTGCACCAGTAGTAGCCTTTGTGTTATATAGGTTAGCAC